CGCATGAAACGCCCGACAAGGGCCTTCTCGTCTTACGACAATCTTTTTCATTGCCAAGGTGTGACATCATCGGGACGACCGTCTAACCAGTGTAACTGGCGACCAGTCATTCTCCCCGGTGCGGCGCTTACCAAGCCCCACACCACACTCTACCAGACGATGTCAGGGACAAGACGTGGACACCCTCCACTGGCCGGTACCCCTAGGTCCTTTCGGGACTTCGGAGCCGACATCTCACGACTGACATCTACACCCCCACCTACCGTCTCATGGTACGTAGGCGGATTCTCCCAGTGACTCGTATCCTGTGATTGCAGGACCGAATCAAAAACTGGGACCATCCTAACCTTACCTACCGCAGGGCGGAAAAATCTCTCTCTTCGGACTCGTCTCCAACTGAAGTCGTCAGTCAACTCTGACCATTTCCTTCCAGAATAATCGATAACAGGGACGCGTGTCATAGATAACTGCAGGCAGTATCTCAGCGCGGCCCTCTCCCGACACATCTGGAAATCGACGGAGAACTTCCAAGACGCCATCTCACGATCATTCAACAAACGTAACTCCGCACTCAATTGCTCTTCAGGGACCTGAGTAACTTGTCCAGCTGAAAGGACCACATTATGTGGTATAGGTGCATAAGGGAGATCACGTATAGAACGATCGTGAGAGATAAGACCAAAAATTCTAGACATTCTGAACGCCAAGGCACCTCTGAAGCCCATCTCATCCGGAAAAAAACGGACGGACGACAACGCAGGGAGGTGCCAAGAGAAGAAAGCCCTAGCCGCACGCCAAATGACGTTCTGGGGCTGACCACGTACAAAAGAATGAAAAGAAGAACCGAGTGAATTGGAAAACTCAACCGACCGAAGCATTCCAAAACGAAGTGTCGGTGTCACGGCAAGGTATTCGTCGTCCCACTCAAAAAGAGTGGAATTCAGAGTACCAAACCGATCACTCACTGACGTCTTCGTCTCTTCAACTTCGAGGCCGAGCTTGCCTACAACTTCCATCCATCGTAACGGGAACTTGTCACAAGACGACTGGAACAAGATATCATCACCGTTGATCAGAATCGGCATTCTTGCCAAACCCGCCTCACACCTTGCATAATCGAAACTCAAAAAGTTTT